CAAACTGAATCTATGCGCAAAGTTCTTACAAATCATACTGGTCCTATCTATACTTGTGAGTTAGATAAAAGATGTCCTGGCTTAGTTGAGTATCCTATCGATAAAGTTATGCAAGCAGGTAAATCTTCTTACCTAAATAATACTGTAGCTTATGCGGTTGCTTTTGGTTACATGTGCAAAGTAGCAAAGATATCATTATTTGGTGTTGATTATAGTTACAAAGGTAATCTACATTTTGCTGAACAAGGTCGTGGTTGTGTAGAATATTGGTTAGGTAAACATATGGAAAGAGGTGGTAAGGTTGTTATTGGTAGCACGTCTAGCTTGCTAGATAGTAATGAATGTGCCGAAGATAAACTTTATGGTTATCACAGGTTAGATGATCCTTTAGTAGTTTTACAAAATGCAGAGGGTGAATTGATTTCTATGAAAGCAAGTGAATACAAACAAAGACTTACACCACAACCTGAAGCACAAAAATTCATCTCAGGCAGACAAGACCCACCTGAACCGAAAAAATGGTAAGATAAGTTATGGCTATCACATCAACACTTTGCACTTCGTTTAAAAAAGAGCTCTTACAAGGAGTGCATAATTTTAACAAGGCAAGTTCACCAGATACTTTTAAATTAGCTTTATATTCTAGTACGGCTTCTCTAGATGCTAGTACAACAGCTTTTACTACTAGTGGCGAAGTGACAGGTACAAACTATACATCAGGTGGCGCAACTCTAACACTTAAAACAGGCACACCTACAACAGATGGCACTACAGCAGTTGTAGACTTTGATCCCCTTACTTTTTCGAATGTCACTTTAACAGCTGCTGGAGCCTTAATTTATAACTCATCAGATAGTAATAAAGCAGTTTGTGTGATTAGTTTTGGTAAAGATGTAAGTGCTTCAGCAAGTGATTTTACAATTACATTCCCTTCAACAGGAGCTTCCAATTCTATAATTAGGTTGGCATAATACTGATATGGCTAGTTTTAATAATGATTTAAGACTCAAAGAGATAAATACTGGTGCCGAATCTGGTACTTGGGGTACTTCAACTAACACAAACTTATCGTTAGTAGCTGAGGCTTTTAGTTTTGGTACAGAAGCTATTACCACTAATGCTAATACACACACCACTACAATAGCAGACGGATCTACTGATCCAGGGAGATCTTTATACCTAAAATATACAGGTGCTTTGGACAGCGATTGCACTATCACTCTAGCTCCGAATACGGTTAGCAAAGTATGGTTTATTGAGAACGCTACAACGGATTCAGGTAGTGGGGGTCCATACAATATAATAATAAGTCAAGGTTCAGGATCTAACGTCACTATACCTAACGGTTCAGTTATGGCCGTCTATTCCGATGGCGGTGGTAGTTCTGCTAATATAGTTTCAGTTTTAACCGATATAGTCTTAACAGATTCCGTAAAAATTACAGGGACAACACCAACTTTAACAATTGGTGATGGTGGCGCAGAAGATACCAAAATAGTATTTGATGGTAACGCTACTGATTATCATATCGGTTTAGATGACACTACTGACCAGCTTATAATAGGTAAAGGTAGTGCGTTAGGCACTATGCCTGGTGTAAAGATAAATCAAAATGTTACATCAAACATTCTAACACTTGGTGGGACTTTCGGTTTAGAAGTAGACAGCGCAGATGGTGGTAATATTGCACACTTCTACGCTCAAAATAATGAAGCAATCATAAGAACAGATACAGCTGGTGATAATCCAGTTGATTTTGGTTCAGACACATCAGGAAATTTTGTAGTTAAAACAGGATCAACTCCTACTAAAAGATTTTCCGTATTAGACAATTCAACAGGAGATGTAGTTCTTAATACAGGGAGCTTGTTTCTAAACACAAACAGTAGCGGAATCTTCCTTAATTCACCTAATGGTACCGAATATAAACTTACTGTAAGTAATGCAGGTGCTTTGGTAATTACAGCTACTTAATATATAATCTAGTTCAATAGGAGAAGAACTATGGACGAAAAACAATTTTTAATAACAGCGTTACAATTAATTGATGTCTCACTCGCAAGAGGAGCTATCAGGGGTGAAGAAGTAAAAATAGTATCTCAATTAAGAGATTACATCGGTACTTCTTTGCAGAAGTATCAAGAGCAGATTGCCGAGCCAGTAGAAACCTTGGCGCAAGAAGCTGAAGTCGAAGAGGTTGAAGAGGAGACTGAAGACTAATGGAATATATTATAGTCCTAGTCATGGTGGGTATTATAGGATACTTATGGGTATCTAAAAATAAACCTGAGTGGCTAGAAAAATTTAAAAAGTAAGTGGCAAGAAAAACAGCAGCAGATGTCCATCTCGAACTATCTGTTCATCAAAAAGAGAGCGAAGAGAGATGGAAAACTGTTTTTAATAAATTTGTTGATATAGAGCTTGAGCTGAAAGAGCTTCAACAAAAAGTCTCAGGGGGTTTGACTACACTCATAGTTTTATTAGTAGGTTTAATATGTAGTGTAGTCGCCTTACTTTTAGAGGGTATTATCATATGACAACAGAAACACTAGAACAAAAGGTTAGTCACCTGCTAAGACTACATGAGGGGTTTGTCTCACACGCTTATGAAGACTCAACACCTGAAAAATATCTCACAATTGGATACGGCAGATTGATAGATGAAAGATTGGGAGGCGGTATATCACAAGAAGAAGCTGAATATTTACTTAATAACGATATACAAAACTGTATTAAAATCTTGTCTGCACAAGTTCCAACTTTTAGTGAGTTATCAGAAACAAGAAAAATAGTTTTAATTAATATGTATTTCAATCTAGGTAATAGGTTATTTAAATTTAGTAATATGTTATCTGCTATACACGAACAAGATTACGAAGAAGCGGCCAAACAGATGCTTGATAGTAAATGGGCCAAACAAGTAAAAGGACGTGCTAACGAGCTAGCAAGCATGATGAAATCAGATATCTTGCACATATAATCTTACATCTAGCTTAAATACATACAACGAGATAGAATATCTTTAAGTATGGCTATACAAAAATTAAGCTTTGCCCCAGGTATAGATAGAGAAGGAACCGCATATGACTCTGAGGGCGGTTGGTTCGATTGTAATTTAGTAAGATTTAGATTCGGCAGACCCGAAAAATTTGGTGGTTGGCAAAAAATTACAACTAACACATATCTAGGGACTCCTAGAGCATTACACAATTGGATCAGCAATACAGGTGAAAAATATCTAGGTATAGGCACACACCTAAAATATTACTTAGAATTTGGTGGTACTTTTGCTGATATTACACCTGTAAGACTTACAACTTCAGCTGGTGATGCTACTTTTTCTGCTAAAGCTAACACTTTATCTTCTAGTATTACCCAAGAGGATATTGTAATACCTTTAACCAGCACCACAGGATTTCCGTCAGCTGGTGTTATACAAATAGATAGTGAAACTATTAGTTATAGTGCAATTTCAGGCAATAACTTAATAGGAGCTACAAGAGGGGCAGAAAGCACTACTCCAGCTACACACAGTTCTTCAGCAGCAGTTTTATGTGCTACTTTAACAGTTACAGAAAACTCACATGGCGCAATAGCTAATGATTTTGTAACTTTTAGTGGTGGAGCATCATTAGGTGGGAATATTGTAGCTAATGTCATCAATCAAGAATATCAAATACAAACTATAGAAAACTCAAACACTTATACAGTAAACGCAAAAAATGCTACTACAGGAGCGACAGTCTTTGCTAATTCTAGTGATTCTAGTAATGGTGGTAGTTCAATAGTGGCTGTATATCAAATAAACGTTGGCTTAGATAATTTTGTTTCAGGAACTGGTTGGGGTGTGAATGGGTGGAATACAGGCACTTGGGGATCTACTAACTCTTTAACATCTATCAATCAATTACGTTTATGGTCACACGATAACTTTGGTGAAGATCTTATGATTAACGCTAGAGGTGGTTCTATCTACAGGTGGGTAGAGGCTAATGGCACAAATACGGCAGCAGTTCAACTATCAACTGTTGGTGGTGCTAGTAAAGTACCGACAGTAGGTTTACAAGTCATGACTTCAGAAACAGACAGACATCTTATTGTTTTAGGAGCAGATCCTATTTCAGGTGGCAACAGGACTGGGGCTGTAGATCCTATGTTGGTAGCATTCAGCGATCAAGAAAACCCTATAGAGTTTAATCCAACTACTACAAATACTGCTGGTTCTGTCAGGTTATCTTCAGGTTCACAAATTATAGGTGCGGTAAAATCTAGACAAGAAATAGTGATATTTACAGATACTTCGGTATACAGCATGCAGTTTGTAGGCCCACCTTTTACTTTTGCCATAAACTTAATAGATAACTCAACAGGTTTGATTGGTCCAAAAGCAGCGATAACAGCACCAGGTGGTGTTTATTTTATGTCTTACGACAGTTTTTATGTTTATAGTGGATCAGTTGTTAAGTTGCCTTGTTCAGTAAAAAATTATGTCTTTTCAGACTTTAACAGATCACAAGCTTTTAAAGTGTTTGGTTTTAGTAACAAAGAGCATAACGAAGTAGGTTGGTTCTATCCATCAGAAAGCTCAGAAGAGATAGATCGTTATGTAATTTATAATTATGTAGATAATATTTGGTATTACGGACAGTTGGTGAGGACTGCTTGGTTGGACTCAGGAGTTGAATCATTCCCACAAGCCGTCAAAGCTCCAAATCTATTTCAGCACGAAATAGGCTTTGATGACGATGGATCAGAAATGACTGGTGTATTTATAGAATCAGCAGATTTAGATTTAGAAGATGGTAACAATTTCGCTTTTATAAGCAGAATCATACCCGATCTAAAATTTTTAAATACTGGTGGTGGTAACGTAAAATTAATAACAAAATCTAGAAACTTCCCAGGTGATTCTCTAACTTCAACATCAAGTTCAGTAATAAATCAAGACACACAACAATCCTTTATAAGATCAAGAGGAAGACAGTTTGTTTTAAGAGTTGAGTCAAATGACGGCGACGCAGGAAATGCTGGAACAGGATGGAGGTTAGGTGCAACAAGATTAGATCTTAGAAGCGACGGGAGAAGATAGTGGCTAAACTCCTACAAACCAATCTGCCATTTGCTCAAGGTGAAAATGTATCCTCAGCGACCTTTAATCAGCTTGTACGTGTCTTAGAAATAAATTTAGGGTCCGTAGACCCTGATAACACTTTACAGCTTACTACGGCTGAAAGAGACACCCTAAACTTCAATATAGGTCAAATAATATATAACACGTCTACCACAACGTTACAGTATTGGGACGGTTCTACTTTTCAAAACATATCATCAACAGGAGCCGTTACTTTAAATATTACAGATGGCTCAAGTAATATTGCGATAGATCTATTTAGTGAAACTTTATCACTACTAGGCGGAACAGGTATTACCTCTACTGCTTCAGGTAATGGTGTTACTTTTGCTATAGATAGTACAGTAGCAACTTTAGTAGGATCACAAACTCTAACAAACAAAACTATAGATGTTGATAACAACACGTTATCAAATATAGAGGTAGATAACTTCAAAGCCTCTGCTATCGTGACAGAATCAGAAGGTATCGCATCTAATGATAATGACACTAGTTTACCTACCTCGGCTGCTGTCAAAGATTTTGTTGATACACAAATAACCGCTGAGGATCTAGATGTTACAGACGGTTCTAATAATATTTCTATAGATTTAGATAGTGAAGTATTAGGTATATTAGGGGGTACAGGTTTAACTTCTAGTGCATCAGGCAACAACGTCACTCTATCTGTAGATGCCTCTCAAGCACAAATAACAACTGTAGGCACATTAGATTCTGGTGCAATAAGTTCTGGTTTTGGTGCAATAGATATTGGGTCTTCGGCTTTAACTGCAGGTACAGGCACATTTTCAAGTAACGTAACTATTTCAGGAGATTTAACGGTTTCAGGTACAACTACTTCTATTAACACAACTAACTTAGAAGTAAAAGATAAAAACATCACGTTAAATTTTGGTGCAGGCGATACCTCTTCTAACGCTAATGGTGCTGGTATTACTATCCAAGATGCGGTTGATGCTTCTACTGATGCTACTATCTTGTGGAATGCTACAGCTGACAGGTTTGATTTCAGTCATGGTCTGAGAATAAATGCAGATAACCAAACTTTTACTGTGGGTGCTGGTGGTGATTTTGCTCTTTCACATAATGGTACAGATACTTTTATGGCTAACAATACAGGTCATTTTTACATCACAACTACCTCTGATGACAAAGACATAATCTTTAGAACAGATGACGGGAGTGGTGGAGTAACTTCATACTTTAGGGTAGATGGCAGTACAGAAAATGTCATATATCAAAAAAACCTCAAACTGCAAGATAATGTACAAGCTCAATTTGGTACAGGCGAAGATTTAAAAATCTTTCATGATGGCTCAAATAGTTTCGTGAAAGATGCTGGTACTGGTTTCTTATCTTTAATAACAAATGGTAGTGATATCAGATTAGTTGGAAATGCTGGTTCAGACTTTATGGCCAGATTTAACAGCAACGGTTCTGTTCAACTTTATCACGATAATAGTGTAAAGTTTGAAACAACCTCAACAGGTGCTACTGTTACAGGTTTCTTAATAGCTACAACTGCAGTAATTACAGATAGTATATTTCCAAATACTTCTAACGCTGCCTTTTCAATAAAAAATTCTAGTGAAGGCACTATTGCAACCTTTAATAATGATTTAAGCACAAGTTTTCTTGGTGATATTTCTTTAGGTGACAACAAAAAATTAAAAATAGGAGCAGCTAATGACTTACAAATTTTCCATGATGGTTCTGATTCTTTTGTAGAAGATACTGGTACAGGACATCTAACACTTAAAGGTCAAGATGTTAAAATCCGAAATGCATCTGGTCAATTATTGGCACAATTTTTAGAAGCTGGTGCTGTTGATATTCGTCATGCAGGTTCAGCTAAACTAACCACCACATCATCAGGTATAGATGTTACTGGTTCAATTTCTAGTGGCAACATAACTACAAGTGGTTCTTCACCAACTTACACATTACAAGATTCAGATGGCACTAATCAGCTTTCTACTTTGGCACAAGATGGTGGTAGTTTTATTCTTACTGCTAGAAACAATACAAGTAACGGCAACATTATATTTAAAGGCAATAATGGTAGTAGTGTTTCTGAGTATGGCAGATTCAATAGTTCAGGAAATTTTTCCTCAGAAGGTAATGTGACAGTAGGAAGTGCTTTGAAAATGGGAAGCACAACTGTTATAGATAGCTCAAGAAATTTAACAAATATCGGTACTATTGCTTGTAGTGGTAATATCAATGCGACAGGTGGTAATTCACATACATTTTTCTCTGGTGGTAGTTCAGGACAGTTACAAGTTGGTAGAGGTTCTAATCAAGAAATTCAAATATTTGTTGATGATTCAAATAATAAAATAACAGCTTTTCAAGATTCAGACAGTAATGGAACTCATAGATTCATACTTGATAGAGAGTTTGATGGAACTGGAGCAAATAGTTTCCATATTAGAAAAGAAGGTACAGATCAGTTGTCTCTTGATACCAACGGCACTCTTACTGTACCTGGTAATGTAGAATTTTTTGACGAAACAGCAGATGCACACCACTCTTTAACCCTACAAAAAAGATTCAACAAAGAAACAGCTATTAAATGGGCTAGGGGTTCAGATGTAGATGCCCAAATAAGAGTAGGAGATGGGGAAAATTTATTTATAGATTACAACCATGCAAATACAGGTGATTCAGTCATATTTAGGAACAATAGTTCTGAGGTAGCCAGAATTGATAATTCTGGACATCTAGGTCTGGGAACTGCGTCACCATCAAGACCGCTTCATGTGAAAAATAGTGATGATGTAACTGCTTTTTTTGAAAGTACAGATACTAATTCTTTCATACATATAAAAGATACTGTTTCAGGTTTATCTATTGGTTCAGATTCATCAGGTCATGGTGTGTTTTCTGCTGATATAGACCAAGTAGGTAACAAAAATATATTATTCAAAAATGCAGGTGCTACCAAAGCCACACTTAACACAGGTGGTAGTCTTGACACTTTAGCAGGATATTCTATTGGTACAACACAAGTAATAGATTCTTCAAGAAATATAGTCAATATTGGTACTGTTAGTAGTGGTGCTATAACAGCAAACACAGGGGCTTCTGCCGCAATACCACTAATTATTGGTAGTGGTTCAAGCACAAATTACACCTTACAGAGATGGATAACCTCTGCACATTCAGGAAATTCTGCCTACATACTTGCTTATGGTGCAAGTCATAGTTCACAAGCAGGTAACTTTGCTATGAAAAATGTTGTGAGTGGTGGAGAAATATTTTTTGAACTTGCAAGTAATGTTGAACCTCTTAGATTGACAAGCACAGGTGCCACCTTTGCAAGTAATATAACTTTAGGTGCTAGTGGAGCTATAGATACCGCCTCAGGTAACATAATTTTTAAGAGTGCAGGTTCTACTGTAGCCCAATTTATTTCTAGCCCGCAAACTGCATTTTCAATGCAAGGAGCTTTTGTTGCGACTGGTTTTTACAACACCACGCTTGGTGGTTATCAGATAAACGGCACAACAGTTATAGATAATTCTAGGAATCTGACAAATATCGGTACTATTAGTAGTGGTAGTATAACCAGTAGTGGCGATTTTATTGGTGATACCTTTGGAACTTCAACTAATAAAATTACTTGGTCAATAGCAAATAATGCTCGTATTTTTACAAATGGTTCGGAAAGACTCAGAATTGATAGTTCAGGGAATCTCGGTTTGGGGACTACATCACCTGCTAATGGGTTAGAAATAAGTTTTGCAAACCCAAAAATTAGAATTAGAGAATCAGATGTCACTAATGGTTTTGGCGATATATTATATAACAGCACACGAATAAGAATTAGGTCAAGGAACGATTCTAGTAATGGTGCTATATCTTTTGAAGGTCAAGCAGGTTCTACTGTTACTGAATATGCAAGGTTTACTTCTTCTGGTGCTTTCAATATGGGCCCTACTAGTGGTACTGTTAATGTTATAACCGCTGCTAGAAATCTAGTTAATATTAATACTATCTCTAGTGGCACAATAACCTCTTCAGGAAATATTGATGTCAATTCAGATTCTGGACAGCTTCAGTTTGGTGCAGATAACGATATGCAGATGTTCCATAATGGGGCAAAAGGTGAAATCAATATTGCTACTGGTAACTTTGATATTGATTCAGCAGGTGAGATAACCCTAGATGCAGATACTAGTGGGGTAATAAGGTTAAAAGATGGTGGTACAGAGTTCGGTAAAATTTCGCAAAACTCTAACAACCTAAGAATATTTAGCAGCATTTCTGATGGCGATATATTACTCCAGGGTAATGATGGTGGCTCAACCATAACAGCATTACAACTTGATATGTCAGCAGGTGGAAATGCCACCTTTGCAGGAAGTGTGACAGCTACATCTCTGTCAGTTTCTTCTGCTTTTTCTACAACTGCCAATATTAATATAAGTGGTACAAGCGGTAAATATCAGATCAACTCGCTTGATGTTATTGAATATAGTGGTGGTTTTAGAGTGGGTAGTGTTTCAGATGATGATGAATCTCTAACACTCGTTGGGTTTGGTGGACAACCAAATATTGTTTTAGACGATTCTGTTATTCAATTTAAGTTTAGTACAAGTGAGAAAATGAGGCTGGATAATTCAGGCCGTCTAGGAATCGGCACTTCGTCACCAAGTGCTAATCTGCATTTAAAATCTACAGATGCACAAAAACCTATAATACAACTAGAAAGCACAGCTGCTAGTGGTGCAGATACTTACATAAGATATGGGGATAGTTCCGAAAATTATTCTTATGCTTTAGGTATTGATGATACTGGTAATACTTTTAGATTAGCGTATGACGGCACAAGTTTTGATGGTGCAGCAGTAGGCACTAATGATTTATTAACCATTACATCAAGCGGCAACCTCGGTATAAATACAAATGCACCAGCAGAAAAAATACATATAAACGGAAGCAGTAGTGAAGTTGCTTTGAGAATTGATACCACAAATGCCGACCCTAAAATCAGACTGACAACATTAGGACAACAAGATTGGTCTATTGGGGTAGATTATTCAGATAGTGGTAAGTTTAAAATAAATGAAAGTGGGAATGTTGGTACGCTTACTGCTTTAACTATTGATGCTAATAGAAATGTTGGAATTGGAACTGTCTCGCCAAACTTTTTGCTTGATGTTGAGGGGACAGGAAGCACTTTAGCTAGACTTAATTCAACTTCAGGTTCAGCACTTTTCCAAATAAGTGTGCCAGATACAACCAGTATTTGTGATATAAATTTTGGAGATACAGGACATTCACAAAGAGGACAAATTAGATACAGGCATAATGGAGATTCTCTAGCATTTTCAACAGCACAAACTGAAGCATTAAGGATTGATAGTTCACAACGAGTAGGGATAGGTACAACAGCACCAGGTCAAGCTCTTGATGTCAGATCAGCTGCAAATATCCAGTTAAAACTAGCAAGTACCACTTCTTCAAATAACTCTCGTATGGTTTTCGCACCAAATAATACTGAATTTTGGAATATAGGAACAAATGTGAGTGGTGGTAATTTTACTTTTTTTGACGTTGTAAATACCACAACCCCATTCAAAATTGAACCTGGTGCTGGAAATAAC